GTTAAGATTCTGTCGCCTTCTAATATGGTGGGTTTCATCGAGCCCGTCGGTACTTCATACCAATCGGCAACTGCGCTTCTAAACACGCTCATCAGCGCAATACTCCCTACGACCATTTCAGAACAGCATGTGTTTCAGGAAGAGTAATTTCTAAACCAGCTTCTGTAATAATCTGGTCACGTCTTCCGTCTTCGTCGTTGTCCTGAATGTTAGTTTCAATGAAAGTATCACGACTAATGCCATTACCAACCAAAGGTCTGTAAGCAACATTTCCCATGTCAACAGCACAACAATAATCTTCCCATGGTCCACGCATAAGCGGTTCCATTACAAAGTGAAGATTACCATATATCGTGTTAACCACAGTTACCTGATGCCCAAAAGCACCTTTGATGTTTTGAACATCTAGTCTATACTGGGATGAACCAACCGAGTTATTCAGGAATGAACCACTACCAAGCTTATTCAGATAGGTAATAACCTTTCTGGAAGCGAGGACAAGTTTATTTCCTGAGTTTCCGCTCTCGGGTGCAAAGAAATCTTCCATTGCATCCAAGAAAGCATCATAACCGGATGATGCATATGACATATTATAGAGCTTACCATTAACCTCTGTGTAAGGAACTATACCATGAGTATAACGAGTTATACCAGCAGTTTCACCAGTCGCACCAGTGTCACCTTCGACTGCAGCACCTGCTACACCACGTCCGAACAGGAACGCTTGTTCCAAGTCCATCTTGTGTTCCATGAGCTTTTCAGTCCATACACGTTTGTACTCACTAGCAATACCACGATACACAGTAGCCTGTGCTGTGCCTGAGAAAAGGTTCATTGCCGTTTTAAAAATTTGACAATATCCTTCTCTATCAAACAAAGCATCTTCCCAGCCAAGGGGAGCTGAAGAACCTTCTGGCCATCCAGTTCCAATTACCTGACCTTTAGCACCCACTTCTATATCCTCTGAAGATGTCATATCCTTACCAACAACAAATATATCAGTTGCATCAATGGTAGTTCTATCAGCACCATGAACTATTTCACCAGCTGCACTAGCAGAATTACCAATTACAGCATCTTTGGATATTCTGACAATGACAACACCTTCGGTGGTTTTTATTGCCAGCGTCTGTCCCGGTAAGATAAACTTACAAGGTTGGTCAGCTTCAATGACTCCTTTTACGTTATAACCACATTTTATAACCAAATCGGAAGCGAAAACAATACCTGCCGCTTTATTATGGTTTGTAATTGCAGTAATAACTTCGAAATTCCTTCGTTGCCACTGATGTCTCTGCTCCAATGTTTTAAATACCGGGTCATTAGTAGGCTTTTTAGCCACCTTTGCCAGATAAGTAAAGAATGGAGACTGTTGCGGAGCAAGCTCAGAAACTCTTTCACCAAATGCAAACATTCGACGATTGTTGTCAGTTGAGATGCCCTCTACAGCAGAACCAAACGAAGGATTGTATTTAGATTGACTAACTGTAGCCATTTTAAATATCTCCTATATTATTAATTTTATGAACATCTAGAATGGGTTATTTTTGTTATAACCGTCAACTAGTTCGTTCATTATTTGGTCTTCTATAGACCCCTGCGCCTGAGAATTCTGTCCAGAGACTATACCCATTGGACTGGCAACTTGCTGGGCCCGCTTAGTCTGTTCGAAAACAGGACTTCCCTTTTGTACGGGAGCGGGTGGTCCACCTTCGCCACCTTTTTCCATTTGATATAATCTCCAGAGATTATCAATCGTTATTGAATCATCAGATGAAAACTTATCAACAAATCCACGTATTTCATCATCAGAAGCATTATAAGTATTCTTCACATGATTCGCTACGGAGTTTAATTGTTGATATTCCTGTCTCTGGGCTTCCCTTATACTTTCTTCATGTCTTTGTTTTTCAACAAAGTCCATTCTTTCAGCTCGGGAAAGCTCAGCCTGATATTGCGAATGCAACTGGGTATATTCATCCATAGTGTCTCTCCAGTCCTCAATACTATCTAAGTATTTAGCTGAATCACTCTGTGGGTCAGTATACGCCTCTTCACTACTGTAACTTCCAGGTTTAGAAGGTCTCTATGGTGGAGATGGGAAATCAGCATTTTCTTCTTCATTCTGTATCGGTACCTGTTGTTGTTGACTTTGCTGGTTAACGACATTTAACTGATTCTGAAGCAATTGATTATGCTGCCTCATATTAGTCAGGTCATTTTTAGCCTTGTCAGCTTGTGACTGCCAGTATTCATACCGCACCTCATCATTAGATGAGATAGCCACATCTTCAGGTTCTTGGGTTACAGATTCTTGCTGAGTATCAGGTGTTCCCTTCATTTCACTTGGGGGAAATTGAGTCTCCTCTTCTCCTGTCGGAAATACTTCCGACTGTTCGTCTACTTTCGTACCGAACATGACATCATCTACAATGGAGTCAGTTTTAGGAGTAAATTGCCCCATATCATTCCGGGGCTGTTCCTGCTGCTGAGTATCCATTTGGTTTTCTTCTGCCATAATCTTCTCCTTAGGTTGCTTCCTTATTAGGCTTTTTTGGAAGGTGAACCGTTCTTTACTGTTTTACTTTCTTTCAAGGAAGCCTCTCTGACTTCTTTCTTGATTTGGCCTATTGCGTCATCAAGGCGTTTCTCAAAGACTGTTCCTGCAGCTTTCGCTTTCGTAGAAGTTGAGTCTAATTCTGCCTTAAATTTTTCTATTTCTGCACGCTGTTTAGCGTGGAAGGCTTCCCTCTCACGAGTCTGAAGGTCGCCCTTTAATTTTTTAATATCTGCCTGTGCCGATTGAAGTTGACTTTGTAAATGCTGTATAGTATCTGTTCTTTCGAGTACGCCCTCCATATCAAAAACCTCAGTTTTCTTTAAAACTTCAAGTTTATCAATAATTCCCTTTTCATAAGCGTCCATATACATCTCAAGCTGAGCATATCTATTCGTTGGCAATGTAGAACCAGTCACTACAATAACATCATATTTTCCAACATCTAACCTATGAATAACATTAGCCAGTTCTCCTTTATCGTCATAAAGCTTTTTATTGATAGCAAATTTGCTCGTTGAATTATTAGGTCTTAATAACCGAATAACTTTTTCTTCTTTATATAGTTGCTGCATCATTGGAATGGCTAATTCACCAATTCTTTTTAATCCAACCTCAATATCCATTAATTTGCTTTTCATTTTTCTTTGTCCAAACTCATCAAGACTAATAGTAGCCTTATAAGTATTAGGAGCAACCTGTGAGTTCCCCATCATCATTTCGTAGAGGCCTAATTGATGGTCTATATCTGATTTTGCCGTCGTCTCATTAGAATAGAGTTCAGTCGGAAGGGGTGATGGTTGAACTGGCACAGGTTGTCCCTGGTCGAAATCACACTCAATTGCTACGCCCGGTTGAGCCCATTTCTCCTCAAAATCTTTCATATCTACAGAACCTGCTGGTATGAGTATCTTCGTATTTGTACTAGTTGTAGCATGAGCAATAATTAAGGAACGAGTCTTATTGATATATTCCTGTAAACCCTTGACCATCCTAACATCTGATACAGGATATGGAGTCCTCGTATGCATATTCATAAAGAATACAATAGGATATTTGTCAATTGGTAAGAGCCTCTTATAAAGAAGCTTATCGCCCATGATAACGGTCATTCTAATTCTTCTGGTTGGGACCACAACCTCTTCAATTCTTCCCATTTTAATTAAATCATAGGATGTAACATTCTCAAGTTTGGGAGGTTCAGGTGGGATTTCCCCTTTTTGTTTTGCCGTTTGTTCTTTTATAGCATATTCTTTAATAATAGCATCCGCAACAAGTTTTGCCTGTTCTTCTCTTTCAATAATTTGACCATTAATAACCCAATATTGTTTCTCAAGAAATTCTGGCCAATTAGCATCGTCAATTAAATCTTCTTCTCCACTCCAATCGAGTTTTACTCTATGCATATTGACTACAAGTTTAGAATATCTTTCATAACCCCTTACATATTCATCATTTTTTCCAAGAGTCGACCTTGTTTCTGTTCCGGATGTTTCTGGGAAAATTAGTCCTATATCATCTACCCTGTCTGTTCCTGGTCTATCAGATTGCTGAGCATCGGTGGAAGCATTCTTGATTGCATTAGCATACATAGGATACAAACTTTCAGCCTGGTCTTTTGTAAAAAGTCTGCTTACAATAATATTTTCAGCATCATCACAGAATCTATCTCTTGAATTAGGGTCAATATAAACATCAAGCGGGTCAATATCATGGACACAGACTTCTCCTTTTCCCATATCCATCATGGGGTCTATATAAACCTGCATCGCTCCCATGCCCAATACATAATAGTCATCGACCACATTTCTTAAAACTTGGTCTCCATCAGATAATTGCCACATATATTCCAAAAGACCATTAATAGCCTGCGCAGTCTTATTGTCACTGTCTTCTCTTGGAGATACCCTGAACGAAGGTTTATTAGCAGTTATCATTGCTTTTGCAGATTCTACTGCAGGATGAATACGGTTTATAACTATTGCAGCCTGTCCCCTGCTCTCAAGAACTTTCTTTTGCTCTGATGTCCATTGACGACCCAGTCTAAATTCTTTATCCTCTTGAGCCTGTTGAGCCCAAGTTTCCCTATTATTACTATAGGTTTTCCAAATCTCTGTAGTCTCTTCAATAAACTTTTTATCTGATAATTCTTTCGGCATTAATAAAAACTTCCTTCCGGACGTTGATAAGTTTGAGTAGGATGATTAGCAGCACTCTGAACATCTGATATATAATCTTGTTGATTAAGAGGTTCTTGTTTATTAGCTCCCATTACTTCAGACATTGCTCCGGTAAATTGATTCATTATATCACCAGCACCCTCAACACCCATTCCTTTCATAGCCATACCTAAGAGACCTCCTTTTTTGCCAAAATTTCCTATACTCTTTCCAATTTTAGTATCCGGTCCTAATAATCCGCCCCAAGGTTTTTTCTCTCCTGTTTCAGCAATATCACTTTCTACCACGACCGAACCAAGGTTCAATTCTGCATCTTCACCAACTGAGTCTGCAGAAGCTATCTTTGGTGTCTCTGTTTCAATAAATGTAGGAACATTAGCAGTATCTTTAATAATATTTTCACCTTGCTCTATTACATTTCCATAAGTTGTTGATGTTGATACGGCTTCGTTAAAACCACCTTGATTTTTATCCGCGCTTAGTGCACCCATATCAATATCAATCTCTTGACTGCCACTAAATGGAGATAGATTCAGAGTTTGAGGCTGCCCCAATAAACCACCACCTAAATATTGTTCAGTCTCTTCATCTAATAAAGATGGTATTTCAAAATCACCAATCCCCTCTAAACTATGCAGCATCAGGTTATTTCACCATTATAGTCGTAGCTTTCACAGTATATCTCTTCATACTGCTTCGACTCGTCATTCCATTCGAATACGACCTTAGTATTAATCTTCATTTAGGCTCTATAAGATAAAATCATTACTGAGTAAATTTAGACATTACATTGTTAACCAATCAAGAAGTTTTTTGTTCTTTTTCTTTTTCTTACTATCAATACTAATTTTTTTGCATGGAAAGGATTTATCCAGAGCAATCCAGACAGCATCTATGATATCATCATGCTTTCCCCTTGGATAACTTAAAAACTCTTTTTGTGCTGTTATATCCTCTGGACGAAAGAAAAATTCCTTTTTTGCGAGCATAGGAACAAGACTAATCAAACGCTCTGATTTTCTATTCCTTGGCTTGACTCCAGTCTCTAAACCGGGTATATACAGGTTTTGTTCCATCATTTGTTTGCGGACTGCACTCCTTAAAGCCTCCTGATAGGCAACAGTCTCAATCTTCATTCGACGAGGCCTGTATTTTTTGAACGTCTTAATAATGACATCAGGCTGGAGAGCAGGGTCGAGCCGAGTACGATAAATATCGAGTATATACTTATTATTGTCACTATCAATGCCAATGGTAGCAATAACAAAAAAATCCGCACGAGCAGAAAGACTGCTAGCAGGGTCAATTCCACAATAAACTTCAATAGGTTTAACATCTTCTCCCTCTCCTGTCTTTTTGACTAAACAAGGCTGTCCCTCCCTCCTTTCAAAATTATAGTGATGTATCTGGATATACTCCGGTTTGAATGGAGCATCATCAGGAGACTGGGCAATATTCATATACTCCTGATAAAATCCATTAATATTACCCACACTCTGAAATTCTTCCTTTATCTGTAGAATACGCTCCTTTGGAAACCGCTCAGGCCAGATACTCTTCTCATCATCATCCCAAATACTATACCATAGAGTTTTCCAGGCTGAAGACTCCTTTGCCCAGCAAAGGAAACAATCCTCGCTAATTACCGTGCCAATCATAATAATTCTACCATCATCCGACAATGAAGGCACAACAGCCTCTGTCATCCACTTGCGATTCTTTACTCTTCCCTCTGGAGTATAAGCATTCAACTCCGACTCAAAATCATCTACTATAACAAGATTAGGACGGGTATCCCCCTCAATGAATCCCCGAACTCTCTGACCAGTGCCAACAGCGACTATCCTTGTTCCATTAGCGAGTATAATATCCGAATTCGTCCATCTCCTTGCTGTTCTATGTGAATAATCGCCAAAAACCTCCCTGAACTTATCAGAATGGTCAAGATGATACTTTATCCTGGATAAGAAGTTTACACTCTGAGACTGTGACTCGGATATGATTACTATGAAAAGGTCCTCGGTATCCATTTTAAAAGCTGCACTATGAAGTGGCAAAAATAAAGAGACAGCCGTTGACTTGGCTGTGCCACGGGGTGCAGCAATTAAAACCCTGGATAAAGTCTTATCCCCGATATGACTGTAAATTTCACTATGAAATGGAGGTGTCGTCCTCTTTGCAGCAGTTGGAAAACAATATCTCCCAAAAAGACCAATATTATTCTTTAACTTCTTTAATGCTTGGAGCTTTTCATAATGCTCCTCGTAATCATTTATTATCGGGCTCTGAAGCATCCTCGACTACCTTCATTGCTATGAGTTTATTTTCTTCCTCACCTATCTCATCAAGCATCTTTTTAGTTGAAATAGCCTCAATAGATGTTGTTGTTTTGGTCAAAAACTTATCCTTCATACCATGCATATCCTGTAAATTCTCTACAGCACGCATAATATTGGAAACATCCTTCTTGTCCTTGGCTAAATCAATGGCCTTGCCAAATAACTCCATTGTCCAGTCTGCTGTGTAACCATGCTCATTCAATAACTTTTGCAGTTCTTCTCTTACCATATTCCTAAATACCTCTGTTTTCATTCTACGTTTCCAAGAAATATGCTGCTGGTCAGTTAATGAACCCAGAGCAAGGTCAATTGCCAGGTCTTTGTTCATCGTCTGAGCATAACACATTGCAAGATTCTTCATCTTTTCTTGTTTTTTAAGACCAGAGAAGTAAGTTCTTCCCTTTAGCGTATGTGGTGTAACACGCCCCTTTACATTAAACTTTTGAGTAGGATACTTCGGATTCCACATAAAATATCCCCAAGGAAGTCTGAGATAGACTGTATGAGCCCCCCTGTCATTCGGATATTTAGTCCTTTTTATGACCTCGGCACAGTATCCATCATCAGAAAGAGCCCAATCACCCTCACGAGCTTCTTTCCAGTAAACATACTTCTTAGACTTGGAATCCATCTCTTCCTGTTCATAAACCTTATACTCTGTTGGATTATCATCACCACGATGCTGAATGGAAACAGTAAACATCAGATGAATATCTTTGAGATAGGAAGGAGGACTAATCTGGATTCATAATCGTCACCACCCATAACCGTCCTAACTTCTTTATTATCAATAAGATAGGAGATTCTGTCCTTCAATTTTTGTATGGGTATCACAAAAGAACCTATAATTTCTCCATTCAATGAAAGTTGGTGTACCCAATAATCAGCCTGGGTCGTGGATATTCCAGAGGGCTTACCTCGGCATTCAGTCTCAATGACTATATTGCC